TCAAACGTCAGCGCAGACCCAGTGGTCACAACTCTGGAAGCGTTGAGGTAGGCCACACCGTTGGGTGTACCGCCTGAAAAAGTGACGGTGCCGGAGGCGGACAAGTTGGTGAAGTCGCCAGTGCTGCCGCCATCGACCTTCTGCCAGGCCGTGCCGTTGAAGATGATCCAGTCACCCACACCCCACAGCGCTTGGCCGTCAATGCTGGTCGTGCCAGCCACGCTCACCACATAGTAGTCGCCTTTGTCGCCAGTGCCTGCAACAATCGTCGGGGTGTTGGTGCTCGCGTTCCATGTGCCTACATAGTTGACCGAACCCATGCCCACCAAAACATTGATCTGGTTTTGCAAGCTGGTCAGGGTGTCCAGCACACCTTGGCTTGTGCCGCCGCCGTTGGTGATCACCTTGATTTTCTCGGCCAGATCAGGGGCCACCACCTCACCGACGTTGATCTGACGGCCAGACGACAGGCTGATGATCAGGCTGCCGTCAAAGTCGATGTGCGCATCTGTGACAGACACGCCATCTTCACCATCGCGGCCATCCATGCCGCGTGCGCCGTCCATGCCGCGTGGGCCTGGAGCGCCGTCTTTACCGTTACGACCGTCCTTGCCGTCACGGCCATCTTTGCCGTTAATGCCGTCGCGGCCATCTTTGATGGTGGCCACGCGCTTTTCGATGACCGTGGTCACACCGTCGTACTTCTCGCGGATGTCGTTGTCGATCTTCTTGAGCGCTTGGATGACCAACTGCACGTTCTCAGCGGCTTTGCGCTGCTGCATGGCTTTGATCTCCGATACGGAGTTGCTGACCGAGTTGAACAGATTGTCTGCGATGCCGTCCACCGCTGCGTTATCAAAAATTTTATCGATTGCCATTTTTCAACTCCGTGTTCAAAGTTTCAAGGAAGTCGTTTTCCACATCCACAACATTGTTCTTTGCATTGTTCATCTGCAACTCAACAATTTTGCTCTTGTTTTTGATGTCCGCTTCCTTGAGCATCAACTCAGCGATCTTCACCCGCTTGTCAAACTCACTGGCTTCTTGACCCGCTGGCAGGTTCTTGGTGGTCGATGCGATCACCTTGGCCTGCACTTCCTGCGGCATCAGCTGCGCTTCGGTCAGCAGCTTCTGGGCCTCTGCCCGGTTCTGCTCGGCTTGTGTGGTCTGCACCGCGATCTGCGCCTGAGCCGCTTGCAAGGCCAACTGCTGCTGCACTTCCTGCATCTGCTGGGCCTGTGGGTCGGGCTGGCTCATCTGTTCTAAGGCAGCAATCAATTCTTGACGGTTAGTCAGAGAACTGTTCTGCATGATACCTTTGAGAATCAGAGGCAGCACGGGCGTGTTCGGACCCAGTGTCTGCAAGAGACCAATGAACTGCTGCTGCTCGTACTCGCGTGCGATGATGCCCAGCGTAGCGGTCGGGATGAACTTCATGTCCACGCTTGGGTAGCGCTCGGGGTCGAACTGCATGTACCTGAACGCCGCCTTTTGGATGAACGGGATCAGGAAGTCCTCTTGGAAGTTGACCAGCGTGCGCTTGTACTTCTTGATGATCGTGGCCACAGCCATGCTCATGCCCGCACCGTCGCGGTTGACTTGGCTGACCATGCCTTGGCTGTCGAGCGTGCCAGTGGCTTGCAGCAGCATGCGCTCGAATTCTTTGGCCGTGTTCAGGTTGTTCAGGCTCGTCTCGCCGAACTTGAACGGGTACAGAATCTCGGCTGGGTTGCCGTTGACCATGAACGCTTTGCCTGGCTTGACCTCAAAGCGAGCACCGCGCGGCAGACGAGTCGCGTCCATACCCATCATCGGGCTGGTTGTCAGCGCCAGACTGTCCAGGTGGCTGCGCACCTGAGCGTCGATCGCCTTTTGCATGTTGTAAGACTTCTCCACTGTTCCCCGACCGAGTAATCTGTTCGGTACAGTGTCGTCTTGGTACGTCAGGACCGGGCGGTCCTTCATCATGTATGGGTTTTCTTCTGCTTTGAGCAGCAGATTGTTGTTGGCGATCACGACGATCGCCTCCACCATGTCCGAATAGTCCTCGGCTGGAGAGTCGTCGGGGAACAGCTCCTCGACCTCTTCGTCTTTCTCCGTCAGGTATTCGCGTGGCACCAGGCCGTAGTACTTCAACAGCAGCACTTTTTCGTCGCGGTACTGACTCATCTCCTGAGTCGGCTCCAGATCGGTGTCTTCATACGTCGGGGTGATGTCTACCTTGCGGTAGATACCCTTTTCGATGCCTTCGACGATCTTGTGGATGCCCACATACGACTCAATCGCCACGCCCATGCAGTCATCTACGCTCGTGCCGTTCGGGTCAAACAAGAAATTCTTCGGGTTGACGGGCATGATCTTGACCGCGATGCGGTTTTTCTCCACCACACCGATGGCCGCTTGGTTTGGCTGCCCAGGGATCGCTTGAGTTGCAGGCTCGAACACTTTTTCCGTCTTCACGACGATCTCGCCGATGCCAGTGCCGTAGATTTCGGCCATCAGCTCGATCTGATCGATCGATTTTCTGATCTTGTCCTGCTTGAAGTCCTCCATCAGCTGATTTTTCAGCATTTCAACGTCCAACGGGTTGCCGTTGACGTCTTTGAGGTCGTCTTCAATGTCAAAAAACTCACCTTGTCCGAAGATCGCTTCCATGATCTCCGCGTGCCGGGTCTCCACCGCCTGTTGGGTGGCTGGGGTCACGATGCGTGAGCGCTCCGAATCACGAGTCTTGTCCTCTGCCGCCCACTCGCCACGGAAAATCCGCTCATATTCTAGATAACTGTCCAGAAAGTTGGTGTTGCGGTATTCGCGCCAGCGGTCGCAATGGTCAACGACGAAAGCCGTCAGCTCCTTGTCGTTGTCTGTCGGCTCGTAAAACTCGTTTTGATCCATATAAGACCCCTATGTCGGTGGCTACACCCCCGATATTACATCCATCGGCTGCCAGTCCTCGTCATCGGCATCTTCAAAGTAGCTGGTGACAGCCAACTGATCGATGTAGGACAGCGCATCTGGCAGGTCGTCGTGGACGCCTTGCGATGGAAACATGAGCAGCTGGTCCACGAATGTGTCCCAATCCTCCTCACTGTTGAGGACGATTCTCCCATGCTCGAAGCGGCCTTGCAACGACCAAATGATTCTATCCGTTTTCTTGCGGTTGCCGTGGGTCAAATCCACGATGTGGCTGTACACGTTATTTTTACGCATCAGGTCGCTCAGATACGGCAGCACCGCGTTTTTCAGCGCCCCTCTTTCGATGCCGATGCTCAATGGCCGATAGTCGCGCATCTTCATCAGAATCTTGGCCGCCGTCTCGCGGATGTCCCAGCGTCCGTGGTCGATCTCTTTGACGAACCATTTGCCGTCGTCGGTCACCTTGACGACCGCGATCGCCGACTCGTCGAGCCGCTTCTTACTATTGGCCGCCTGCTTGGCCACTTCTTCAAACCCAGCCAGGTCCACCGCCACGAAGTAGCTGCCGTAGTCCGGCTCGACGCCGTACTTGATCCACTCCTCTTTGAAGACGTCCGCGCCCGCGTTGCTGAAACTCGCCAGGTATTCCTGCTTGAACGCGAACGAGGAGAGGGTCTTCTTCGCCGACTCGATCTCGGTTGGGTCGATCAGCGGATTGTCCTCGGTCGTGAAGTGCCAGCTCTTCCAGTCGCTGTCTTTGTCCTCTTGCCCCAGCTTCCACAGATCGTAGAACCAGTTGCGCCCTTTGGGCGTGCCGATGAACATCCCTCGGCCCTTGCGGTCTGACAGAGATGCTCGGATGACCTGCTCCCACGCCTCTGGCTTGATGTCCGCCACCTCGTCGAGCACCGCATACGTCAGACTTACACCGCGCAGCGTGTCCGGCCTGTCCGCGCCTCTGACGTAGATACGCGCTCCGTTGACCATCGTGATGTCCAAGTTGTTCACATGACTTGACTGGATCACCTCCCGTCCGAGGTCGAGCAGCAAGTCCCAGATGATCTGCCGCGACTGACCCATCGTCGGGCTGACGTACAGCACCGCCGAACCCGGCGGGCACTTGAGCGCTTCGATGATCAGAGTCGTCGCCGCCAGTCTGGACTTCCCACAGCGCCGCCCAGCGGCGATCACTTTGAAGCGATGGTCGTCGGCGTAGACCTGCTGCTGCCAGGGCAGGAGGGAGAAATTTAAGTCGCTCATCGGATAGAGAACCCAAGCGGGTCTGCGTACATGACTTCAGCAGGATTTTGCATCATGTTTGCGGTCCACTCTTGCGCTTTGTCCAGCGTATTCAGCCCAATTTCGTCGGGGTCAAACCTAAACTGACGCATGAAGAACTCTTTCCACGCCGTTTCGTGTGTTGGCGCTTTCAACATACGACCTGACTTGTCCGCCGACAAGAAGTGCGGCCTATTGTCAGTCGGGTCAATCTTGGACTGCATGTTATCCAAGAAAGCGCCTCGGTAGTCATAGTCAGGGCTTTCCAAGATCATTTCCAAAACGCGGTTGTCATCCAGCTTGTCTAGCGGAATGTTGTTTTCCTGAGCAATATCCTGTTTGATGCTTTTAAACAAATCTGTGTTGGACAGCCAATTACGGAAGGCTGGCTCTTGCTCTGGCTTTAGTGTCGTCGGCTGCCAAGGTGTTTTCGCGAACTCTTGATAAGCCGTCATCCAATCGCTCATTGTGGCGCTCCTTTACAAATCCGTTATATCCTGCGCCGGGATGACCGTCGGCTCTTGGCCGAGACCTGTGATGTTGATCGTGATGGCGCTCCTCTGGGACTTGTCCTTCTCGAACATGCTCACTGGCAGCGTCCTGTCCATGCACATCTTCAGCGCCGCCATCTGACCTGGGTGGTCGTCGTTGAGCGCGATCTGGATCACCTTCTCCGCGACGTCCTTGCCGCCAGAGCGGATCATCAGCTCTTTCAATTCCTTGATGCGTTGGTGATCCGTCTTCGGTAGCACCGCAGGCGGGTTCTCTGCGTACCTCTGGATCGTCATCTTGAGCGGTCGCCCGCGCTTTTTTCCGGTCGCCACGGAATGGGATTCCATCTTTTACCCTTTCGGAAGTTAGTCGCGCGATTGTAGGTCAAATAGTCATTTTTTTTCTAGCCGGGAGTCGTTCGGGCCGTTTTGCCGTTTTCGTTTTTTCAGAGGGTTGGGGGCACCCGTAACTTTTTGTCTGACAGCCAGACCCTCCCCCCCCATCGAATCGGCCAGCGGGCAGCGCGGCCAGCGGCGGGCGGCCAGGCGGCCAGCGGGCAGCGCGCCAGGCGGCCAAAACTGCAAACTGCGAGCGGCCATGGGGCCTTGAAACGGTGAGCGAGCGGTCAAATAGCGGGGCGCGAGCGGGCGAAAGAGTGGGGGTCCTTTTTCCAGGTACTTGGTGGCCGTCAATCCCTTATTGATAATGCATTCTCATTCTCAGAAAACAGCCACTCTTCCAGATTGTCGCCAGGGCGAAAACCCGCATTGTGCAGCACTGTATAAATCGACAGCAATTCTTTAAATCCGCGCGTCAAGTCACCCGCGCCAGCGGTCAACAAAACAGCGCGATCCCGGTCTGTCAATTTGCGCTGGAATTCAACTGTATCTAATTTGCAGGGTCTAACCATGCGCAGGATTCTAGGCCATTGCATGGGTCATTGCATGGGTCATTTTTGCAGCGCAAATGACAATCGAAAAAGCCTTATAAATCAATGACTTAGGGTCATTTTGGCCTATTCTGGGTCAAATTGTCATTAAATCTGCCGAACCCTGGCGCGTGGTGGCGTTGTCGGCGTGGCCGTGCTGGCCCTCTATATATATATATATATATATTTATTTTCCTAGACATAAGATAAACAATGACAATTTGACCCAGAATCCCCGCAAAGCCGCGCCAATGCTCGCTTTCCTCTGGGTCAAACACCCCAAAAACAATGACCCAACGCAAACAACCAATGACCCAGAATTAGGGAAAACCCCTAGAAAATAGTCGTTGACACTGCAAAGGAATCCTTTACAATAACCACATCACCAACCAACCAGGAGTGCATCATGACCAAATCCGAAACCCGCGAAATGGCGAAATTATTTCAATTCCGCGATCAATTAGGGGCGAATGACGAAATTTTGTTGGGTATCGCCGCCCGCACAATTTCAGCTTTGATTCGATCCAGTCGCAGCACGAAATCATCCGATAGTCTTTGGGACTATGCCGATTCGTATGGTGTCAGAAATCACCCTGAATTTATTTGCTGATCAACCAAACCGGGGCGAAAGCCCCAAAAGGACCAAAACATGAAATTATCCGAAATCATCGACGCGCTGCTCTTCGCCGCGTGCATTGGCGCGCCATTCGCGGCTTATTTTTACTTTTATGGGGCTTGAACATGCCGAAAATATCTGTTACTTCGAAACTCGACGGGATCCGCTCATGGTCGCTGCAGGCGCTGGACACCTGCCCTGGCTCGCTCGAGTCGCCGGGCGTACTGGTCGACGCGTGCAAAGGCTGCTACGCCACCACGGGGAATTACGTTTTCGCGAACGTGAAAGCGCCGCGCGAATTTAACCGCCAGGACTGGCAGCGCATGGACTGGGTCGACGATATGGTCCAGGCGCTCGAGCGGGACCGCTATTTCCGCTGGCTGGATAGCGGCGACCTTTACTCGCTCGCCCTGGCGGAAAAGGTGCTCGAAGTGATGCAGCGCACGCCCTGGGTCAAGCATTGGCTACCCACGCGAATGTATAAATTCCCGAAATTCCGCCAAGTGCTCGAGCAAATGCAGGCGCTGGATAACGTGAGCGTGCGATTTTCCGCCGATAGCGTTACTGGCGAATACATCCCTGGCCTGCACGGATCCGTTATTGGACCCAGCGCCGATACTTTCCAGGACCGCGCGCTCGGGCAAGGTGTCGCAGCGCTCGAAGCGGTCGCACATAATGGAATGACAGCCAAGCAGGCGGCGGGCGCGGCCGCTGAGGGCTTGGTTATGGTTAAGAGGGCGGGCGGATGATCTACGCGTGCCTGGCGCTAGTTTTGCGCATTTTGACCAACAAAAAATAAGGGGCCATTGCGGCCCCTTTTTTATGTGTTTTCCACCGCTCGCCTTAGCTCTGATTTGCTCATGCGCACCATATCAGGCGCGCAGAAAATATGTTTTTTGCTTGGGTGATCCTGCGCAGCGATCCGGCCACAATCGATCCAACCCGCCTCTTTGATCGCGTGCAGTAGCGCGCCTTGAACAATCTTTGTGCCCTGCGGGGCCAAGCCCTGCAAACGATCGCAGAGGGCGTGAAAGGGCGAGCCAATGACGCCACGGGCGAATTCGCCCGCCTTGCGGCGCAGCATGTCCACGATAAAAGCCTCGGCGGTGCTCATGCCGTGCTCCACCATGATCTGCTTGGCTTCAGTTAGCGGTGGCGGTGCGGACGGGTTCCAGGCGCTCACGTCGCGGGTGTGCAGGTAATGGGCCACTGCTTGGAACCCGTTTTGGTTTTTGTACCAGTTCCACAGCGCCAGCGCCTCGCGCTCAGTTAGGCGAGGGGCTTCTGACCAGAGCACGAACCAGCGGCGGTCCTCTGAGGGCAGCGAAATCGCCACGCGCTCGTTTGAAAAGGCGACGACGAAGACCCGGTTCAGGGCGTAATAAGGGTGCAGGCCCTTGCGGTTGATGGTCAGCAGTTCAGGCGGGGCGGCGATGATCGGTTTGAGGGTGTTCTCAAGCGCCCGGCGGTCCTTGGCGTCGGCTTGGCGCAGTTCAGCGATTTCCATCACCTCACACTCAAGGGCATAGCCCCATTGAGACGTCAAGTCCTCGTTTTTGACCAGCGAACAGTTGCGCTTGGCGTCGCCGCCGATCGCCCAAAAGAACGGCGCGAACATCGTGTCCTTGCCGCTGCCGTGGTTGCCGCCCAGCAGGATCGCGTGGTTGATCTTGTGACCCGGGAACTGCACCTTATGCGCGAGCGCGTTCAGCAGATGCTCGCGCTCGAACTTCTCGGGGATCAGTCGCTCGACATGGCGCAGCCACGGGGTGACGTCGCCTGGCATCGGTTGCGGTCTGGCGTTGGCCCATCGGTTGCCGTAGGTTAGGCCGTCACGCGTCACGATCGTACCCGCGCCTGCGGCGTAGGTCACGCTGACCAGCGACTGCGCGCCCTTGTCCTGGCGCTGCTCATCAAACGAGTAAGACGCCTCGACCTTGCGGCCATTGTGGATGGACTTGCAGCCGATGTGCCGGAACATGGCGTTAAAAGTGCTGCGGCTAATCTCGCGCCTGTCTTGCAGGTCGAAGTAAGCGTCGTCGTCTTGCAGATACGCGAAGCGCTCCCACCAGTCGGCCTTCTCAAGCCGGGCCATCTGTTTGCGCTCAGTTTCGGCTACCACTGCGGCGGCCACGTTGGGGAAATCAGCCGTGGGTTGCAGTTTAGCCAGCGCCGACTCCATCGCGCTCACCAGCAGCTCGTCGCGCAAGCCGGGCGAGTGGACGGGGCCACCGCTGTCGGCCACCCACTTGAGGAACATGGTGGAGTCCAGTTCCAGGCAGTGCGAGTGCAGGCAGCAGTACGCCCGGTTTGCGGGCATGTAGCGGCCCTCGGGGTTGCCGTCGGTATGCTCGGCAGCGTTCGGGCACTGCACGCCAGCCCAGCCCTCTTGGTTCGGGTTTGAGAGCACCAGTCCATTGTCCGACAGCCAGGCCATCACGTCGTCGCCACCGTCGTCCTGCACCCGCACCGGGGCGTAGACCGCCTCGACCGGGCCGGGCGTCACGTTCATGGCCGCGCACAGCTCTTCGAGGGTGTACTCACGACCGGGGTGGAACTCGACCAATCGGGCGGCGAAATTGTCGTTGCCGGGTTTCATGTTGATCGAGCCGGGCAGGCGGAAATTGCGCACGGCGTTGATCGCACCCTTGTCGGTGTAGCCCGCCTCGGCGATGGCCTTGATCGCGGCGGCGAACTCGGCTTTGCGCGGCTGCTCGCTGAAGGCGTAGCCCCACTGAAACGAGCCGGGCGAGGTCTCCATGATCCACGTCGGGGGCAGCGGGCAGGTGTTGGGGACTTTGGCGGTGCCCACGTCGTCCAGCACCATCACCAAGACGTACTCGCAGTTGGCTGCGCTGGCGCTGACGTGGCCATCCTTGAAGCGGTCGATGATGAACGAGGCTGTGTTTCCATACACAGCCCAGCCGGGTTTGATCTTGGCCGTGGGCAGCATCGCGGGCCAAGTGGCCTTGATCGCACCGTCGGCGTGGAACTGCAACGTGCTACCGATGGGTTTTTGCCGCACGATCAGCGCGGTTTCGCCCTCTGCGGCCAGTGAGCAGATATAATCCAAAAGCGTTTTCATGATGTTTCTCCTTTTAGCGCCCGGCTACCACCGGGCGTTTTCTTTTCTACGAATAACGGGTGGTGGTGACGCCCTCAGCGGCTAGGGGTAAACCCTCGGCCCAAGCTGGCGGGGTACACATGGTCTTGTGCATATGCGCGGCGACTGCCTCAGCCTCGTGGGCTGGGCACTCGACAACGATCTCGTCGTGAACGTGCAACACGACGCCATCGAGTTGGCGCAGAGAGTGGCGCAAAATGTCGTGAGCGGCGGCTTGTGTAAGGTTCTCGCAAGCCAAGCCTGGCCAGAGTTTGGCGCGGGGCCATTCCTTAGCATCGGCGGCGGGTTTCCATGCAGCTTTGGTGTATGTCACGTTGCCTTCGGCGTCGAATTTGGCGTTGGGATAGCACAGAACCCGGCCAGAGGGCAGACTGTACCAGAGCGTTTGACCGTCAAACAAGTACACAGTGCGACCAGCCGCACATTCAAAACCTTTGTTTCGCATCGCCCGAAGATAAGCGGCTTCGAGCTGCCTGCCGTGGGCCTGCGCCCAAGGATTTGCCCTGCGCCAGCCCTCCACGGCCTTGCTCACCTCAGCGGGTGAGAGGTGGATGCCGTAGGCCCTGCCGAACACCTCGAACGCGCCTGCGCCGCCCAAGAAACCGAGGGCCAGTTCCTGCACCTTGCCCACCTGGCGCTGGTCGCTGCTGACCTCGCCGTAGGCCACGCCGAACGTCGCGGCTGCGTTGACTTTGTACGGGTCAAGGCCCGAGCGGAACACGTCCAGTTTGCCCTCGCCTGCTGGGCAGTTGGATAGCCACGGATGCACGCGGCCCTCGATGGCCGACCAGTCGTAGGCGATCAGGACGTTGCCGGGCTTGGCGATCAGCGCGGGGCGGAGCATCCCCTTGAGCACATCTGTAACGCGGCGACCAAATCTTGGCGTGATTGCGTGGCCACGCACCATAGCGTGGCGTACTTCATCAGGCTCTTTGGCGCACTTGCGGGTAAAGTTGTGAACTTGCGCGCCGTAGCTCGACGCACGTCCAGTGGCAGCCCCTCCAGCAAAAACGAAAGCGCCTCGGACTCGGTGATCTTCTTCATCGGCGAGGTTCGACAGCCGCGCGAACTTCGCAACCGAAGACGCCCAGAGGTCGTCCGCGCATTGGATAACGTCTGCAACATGGGGCGGAATCTCATCGGGGTTCTCCATCGCGAGCAGGTTGGCTCGCACAGTCTTGTCGATCGAATACTTCTCGCCCGTCCACATCAGCTTCTTGGCCTCGGGACCGACACGCGAGAGCACCCACTCGCGCATCTTGGGGCTGCGTACGCTGGTGATCTCACCCTCGGTTACTTCGGCCACGATCTGCTGAATCTCGACGGTCTCGTCAGCAGCGTATTTGACGGCGGCTTGGCACAGCGGCACGTCCACCAGCACGCCACGGTCGTTGATGCGCTCGTTGACGTGATAGTCCTCTAACTCTGACGCGCTGAGGGGCCGCAGCGCCTTGCTGACCAGGCGCATCACGCGGACGTCTTGCATTGCGTATTCACCTAGTTCTTCTAAGATTTTCGAATCTTTGTTGAATGGCGGGACGCAGCACATGCGGATGAGTTGTTTACCGCGATGGTCCTTGCGCATATCAGCGCCAGCAAAACGCCCCACATCTTCAAGGCTGCCAGGCGCGCAGTTGGCGCGGGCTTGAGCTGCGGTGCAGTACCAGCGCTCCAAGGCTGGCTCTGCTAAGCCGTAGTCAGGGCATACAACATACCAAGTGATCAGCCGGTCAAAACTAGCGTTGTGACAGTAGATCAAACCACCCGATTTAAAATACTCGGCCAGCCGCGCTGGTGGCGGCTCATGCGCCCACCACAACTGCACGTCTTCGTCGTCAAACGCATACGCAGCGCACAGCATTTTTGTGCTGGGGTGCTGGGCGTAATTGCTGGCCCCTCTTGATGGAAGGTCGCATTCACTTTGCGATTCGTAGTCAAGCCACAAAACAGTCATGCGCCCTCCTGCGCTTTGCGCTTTGTATGCCAATGGCGGTTTTCATATGTATGCACGCGGTGACAATTGGCGCAAAGAATTTCGCACTTTTCAATTTCCGCTAGCAGTTTATGCAGAGCTACTTTAGGGTCTTGACTGACACTAAACAATTTGTCCCCCTGTACATGATTGAAGTCAAGCGCAGCAGGATGCCCGGCAAACCCACACATTGCGCAGCCATTTTCAATCTTGATTTTGTTAATTAAATCGCACCGCGCTTTTTGAAATGCTTGTGTTGTCAACTTCTTAGCGGGGGCGTTGGTCCTACATTTAGGAGCACAGAATTTTTGCCACGGTCTATTAGGGGTAAAACTTGCATTGCAAGTTAGGCATGTGGTTTGCATGATTTCCAAACAAAAAGCCCTGTTCTGCATTCTCGTCCAGAAGGACGTTGGCGGACTCGAAGGTATCGAGCAGAATGCAGAACAGGGCTTACCTTGAATGCGCCGCCAAGCACAGTTGAAATATATCATTTTCCAATGCCCTCTGTCACAGGGCATCAGAAAAGGTTACGCTGCGCGGCGGCGGCGAGCCGGTGCTTCTTCAGCGGCCACTTCTGGCGCTTCGCCGTCCATGCCCATCCACTCCACGATCTCAAAGACCGGGGTGTAGATTTTGCCGTAGGACTTGTGCTGATATGAGTCCTTCTTCAGACGCACGATGGCCACGGGCTTGCTCTGGTCCTTCTCGACCTGATCAGCCAAGGCCACAGCCAAGGTCTGCACCGCACGCTTACCGCCGACTGACGTCACGGTATAGCGCGCTTCCAAGCCCTTGTCTTCGCCAGAGACGCACTTGAGCGACATACCGACTTGGCTCTCCCAGCCCTTCTTGGCACCGGGAGGCGCTTCGTCGAGGTCGGGCAGCGGGTTGGCAATGCTCACCATCTTTTCGGCCAACACCTCGCCGTCACCCCAGGCGATAAAGCCGTGGACGAACGACAGGGGATTGACGGCCCAAGTGGAGCCTTCTTCGACTTCGGTCTGCTCTGCACCGAAGACCCAATGGCCGCCCTTGTCCATCTTGATGATGGCCACGCCAGCGTCGCCACCAACAGGTTGGAGGTTACGCAGGGCGCTGGTCAGGGCGGGAAGATTTGCTTTGGAGAATTTTGCGAGTTGCATAGTTTACTTTCACTGGAGTTTAGAAATAGCGGCCCGAAG